GACTTTGCGCTTGGCCGTTCATTAGTGTCTCTCCCGTTAATTAATTAGATATTCGTTCTATTATAAATATAATATATACTCTGAATTAAACATCAAACCTAACTGTAATACCCAATGCTAATTCAGGATCATTTTTAATTGGACGAGATAATTTACCTATCGCTACTAAATAACCTGTATCACTATACAACCCAACAGTAGTTACATATGGACCAAAATCAGAATGAGTTGTAAAATTTTCTGCAATTGCAGTTGCCTGATAACTTGATGCAAATGAACCAGTACCATTACTTGGATTATCACCTGGAGCAAAATATCTATGAACACCACTAATTCCTTCTACAATTGTTATACTACCACTTCTTTCTTTAGTTAAAGAAATATTAGTACTACTATTAAACTCATTTTTATCTAATACACATAAATATTCATGTTCATATATAGTATGAGTAGCCTTTAGATCTAATTCCCAACCATCTGTACCAGTTCCAAGTCCAACAGTACTATATGATCCAGTATCAGTAATTGCCAGTATTCCATGTTCATAAAATATATTTCCAATTTGACTTCCACTTCCTTCTGCTGTCCATTTTGAACTATCCCAACTACTACTTTTATATGCTGCAAAACTTGATGAATATGCATAATCATAAAGATTACTATCGCCATCATCTCTAATATCAAAAGTTACATTACTACTATTATCTGTTAATTTAACTGATCCTGGAACAATTTTTTCTCCATAAAAATCCTTTGAAACTGTAATTACATTTACCCTATCATGTAATTTTCTATTTTCCTTTCGAGAATCATTTCCTCCAAATGAATACATTAAGTCTTTTGTATTTTTATAATAAAGGTGTTTTATTCCAAAGTATAAAGGTTCTTTAAAGAAAGATTGAGAATAAGGATAATTTGTTTTTGAATAAGATTGTGATGGTGAAGACGCCGGATCAAAAGAACCATACGTTATACTTCCACTTATACCTTCAAGACCAAAAACTCCACTACCACTATCGTTTTGAGTAAAAGTAAAGGATTTATATACGTTGAATGGTTTAATTGAAACATCATCGGGGTCTATATTTTTAAACATGAAATTGCCCCTTTTAAATTAAAAATCAAGTTTTACTTTTATAATTGCCTCACGAGCATATGATTTAAGAAGTGGTTTACTCAATTTGGCAACAGCAAGTAATTCATTAGATTTATTATAAAGACCCACTGTCGTAATATAAGTCTTTGGATCTTTAAAAAATGAAGGAATAGTAAACGACCCATCTGATCCTGTAAAAAAGGTAGGATTTGTACTAAAATTAAATTCCTTATTATTTACTCTACAGAAATAATGAGTAGAAGATATATTTTCTTCTCTACGAGAAGCAAAACTAGCACCATCATCAATAGCATCAAGTAGTTTTTGTGCATTATTTCCATGTGGTGATACAGAACCTTCTGTTTTACTTGTAGCAATAGCTAAATTGCCTGCTGCATCTAACCAATCTGCATTTAAAATAAAAATCCCCAAGTCTGGATAAAAGATTCCAGGAGCACCAGTTGAAGTTTCACTTGCTGCAGCAGTTTTAATAACAGCAGTTCCGCCCGCAATTGAACCACTTACTATATTAAAAACTCTACCCCCAGATCCTACTGATGGATTTGTGGTAGCTCCACTATCATCAATTAAATGAGTAGTTTTTCCGCCCTTAATTAATTTTAACTCCCAATTACCTGGATCCACCTTTTCACGAATTCGGTTTCTATTAATACTAATTGCATAAAAATCTTTTTTAATTTTAGATGGTGTAAATGTAAATTTACTTGTACCAGGTCCTAATAAAACTCCAGCAAATTGACCTGCTATAGCTGCTGTTGATCTATTTCCTGTAGCAGTTCCTACATTTCCACTTGAACCACTCCCTTCAACATGACCATACGTTACCGCAAATTGAACTTCTGCTTCATTATCTGATGCTGGATCTGTTTTATAAACATCATAATAATATTGTCCATTACTTGAACTTTGAGCAGAACCCGTAAAAAATGTAGTCAGTGTTCCAATCCCACCAGACCACATTCCAGATGATACTATCTGTTTCATATTTTTTATAATATCTGATTCGGGTGCTAAATCTCTATATAATGACATAAATTATCTCCTTATCTTTTCATTCTGGTGAAACAGTAATCGTTATAGTATAAGTTGCTCCAGTTGCATTTCCAACAATAGTTATTTGAGAACTTGTCTTAACAGTTACAGTTCTTGATATTAATTTAACAGATGTTGCTGTAACAGTAATACTGTTTTTTAAATCCTCTTCATTCAAAAAGAATGGAATAGTTGCCCCAGTTTGTACATTTGTTTGAGTAGTAGCTGGACTCATATTTGCAATAGTTGAATCATGTAAAATAAATGTATATCCAAGAGTTTTATCACTTCCATTTCGTGTATTTGGTGTAATTAACTGTTCTATTCCAGGGCCCTTAAAATCAAGAGTAGTTGCTGGCAAATCAAGAATTGCCATTTTAGCTGTTTCTTTAGGGAGTGTTACAAGTTTATATCTCATAATTTGATTTTCATCTGGAAATGCCTCTAATAACGGTAAATTTTCAATTACTGCTCCGTAATAATTTGTACCATTTGGATGTGATACATCCCAAAGACTATAATCAATCTCATCATCAGATAATGCAAATTTTGCAATATTAAACTCATTTTGTCCACGTGCTAACAATTCTCTTCCTTTTTTAGTAAGAATAGCATCAACAGTCAGCGATGTATTATCAAGAAATCCCATTTTTTATCTCCTATCGAATTTAAATTTGGCCACGATTAATATAATATAACTACATGAAGTACTTCATATATAAATATAAACTTATTAAAAATATTCATTTTTTTATTTCACTTTTAAAGCAGATTTACCAGATTCTTGTGTTACAAGTATCGTTGGTGAAGTTATTGTTATTTCAACTGGTAATCCACCATCTGGAGTAGTATATTTTGTTTGTTTTACTCCGCTATAATATAATCTAAAAAGATCTGAACCATAACCTATATTCTCATATTCAGCTGCTTTATATGAAGAAGAATATGCTAAACCCAAAGAATGACTTATACTACTACTATAAAAATTTAATTTAATTTGATTATGTTCCGACAATCTAGACGAACTAATAAATGGTTGAGCTCCTTCACTAAACACATATTCAGGTCCTCCAGCTGTTATAGATGATGTTGCATAAAGAGGACCACTCAATTTATATAAAGTTGCTTTTTGTAAAAAATCTCTCCCATAAGAACTCGATGCCTCATAATATGATTCTTCTCCACTTCCAGATACTATAGAATCTATATAATTATAAATTGGAATAGTAGATTCATAATAAGTATTTTCTAATTCAGGAGGACCAAGACTAACAAGAACTTTTGGTCGTTCAAATATATTTGGTTCTACAAGAATTCCTATTCGTTTAGATACTCTAGCAGGAATAAAACTTTCTATATTATCAAATAATGATTGATCATAATATTTTAATAATCTAAGATAGTCCCAAAAATTATTTGGAGTTTTATATTTTTGCCAATACGAAGCTCTTACTTTACCTAATCCTCTATAACTATATTTATATTTATCCCTCGGATCTCCAATATACTGATTAAAATCTAAATTAGCTACCGATAACATTATATCTTCGTTAATTACATCTGTTGGTGAAAAATATACTCCAAGTTTATTAGAATCTATTGGTGCTGTATCAAAAGCACTTACTTCTCTTCTCTTAAAAACATCTAACGTAATAGTACCATCTGCATTTTTTGGAATTTTATTTTCTTCTATTCTAATTTTATTTGCAGTTCTCCTATTTGGACCTACATTTGGAACATACATCTTATGTTCATCTACTACAGAACTAAAATGAGGTATATTTCCATTTGTATATCCATTTGCTGTTCCTGCCTGAATATAAGATTGGTCTGCACTTGTATCTCTTATTGAATTATCTGTAAATAAATTTTTATTATCATCAAACGAATATCGTAATACTAAATCAGTCCACGATGCTGATGCATGATTTCCATTATATGCTTTTGGTGCACTAACATGATTATCAAATGCTGACATAGAAAGAGCAGTTGTCCAATATCTAAATTCCATCATAGATCCTGTCATTTGTGAACCAAAAGTAGCTCCAGTTCCACCTATATAAACAGTATTATTGGTTGTAAAAGCCGTATTATATGAAGAACTCGTATCTCCATCTATACTCATACTAACAGTAGATGATAAATAAATTTTACTACGGCCGCTATCATATTTTTTAACTGATAATCTATAATCAATATCTTGAGTAGCAGTATCAGATGTCAATTGTGCTTTACTCGAAGAAACTCGGTTTAACATTACCGAATAAAATTCTCCATCAAATACTGGAAATTGTGAAGATGAAATTTCAGTATATCCATTGGAACCAGATAACCTAAATCCAACCGTACCCATATTATCACTTGAACCATTATCTAACAATCTAATACCCCAATTAGTTCCACCTTGAGCAAGAACTCTATTAGTAGAACCATCACTTGCTAAACTTTTAAAACGTAATTCTATTGTATCCGGTTTTCTTCCACTATTGGTATCATTTGCCCAAGTAGTTGAAATATATTGGCCCCCTTTAAAATCAATAGCTCTTGTAAATTTTTTAATTATTTCATAAGATGTAGCATCACCTGCTGCTACATCAGGTCCCCCATATTCTCTTACTCTTAAAATAGAAGAAGGAATCCCATAACAATTTATTAATCCTTTTAATGCTCTTGTTGTTCCCTTTGTTTTAAGAAAAAATGGTAAATTATTTATAATTCTATTCCAAATTTCTCTTGATATTTCTCTCTCAGGAGTTGTACTATAATCTACCCAATTGGAACCTGTTGGAGTTAGTCCTAATGCATATCTGGGCAATTCTAATAAATCAGTTCCATCTTTTATATCTAATCCAATCGACTTACCTACTGCATAAATTAATTTTTTAGGAATTCCATCCGTTAAAGTATCTGTTCGTTCATGTACATCTAACATATGTTTAATATAAACCAATATATTATCATAAAAATGTCCTGCCATATCTATTAAATTTACAAATGGAGCATTATCACTATCATCTACAACAAAATTTGGTATATTAGTTGTTAGTTTATTTCTATTCCTTCTATCATATAAAGAAGCACTTACAATTTGATTATCATACCAGGTTGTTGCCTCTGAAGATGTAGTAGGATACAACACATATGGATTCATTAATGTTCCTAACCCTCCAGATTTAGGCCAAGAATTATCAAAATACTCTCCAAGTGAACTTGTTGAATATGATGATGAATTAATATAAAGATATTTATCATATGTATCGAAATTATTAATAATTTCTGATCGTTTAATTTCCCATCTCTTAACTTCAGTAGTTAAACTTGCTGTTGCTGGAACATTAGTAACTGCATATGAAGCACTAGTATTAGAATAACTTTCTATCAAACTAAATTTATATTTGAAATTTTTAAGTCTTTTTTCTGATGATCCGAAGGTTATAAAATTATCCCAATTAGAATAATCTATATTAATATCAGCGCTAGCTAATTCACTGCCACTTAAAAATTCATCTGCTAATACTTTAGCAACTTTTGGATCAGAAGTTAAAAGTTCTGACCTTTTTCTAAAATTAGTAGTTCTATTACCTACTGCACTTTTTACATTACCTAAATTTGGAGATCTTAAAACAATTGCATCAATTTCTTCATCGATAAAATAATGTAAATTAACCCTTTCTTGATAAGAAGGCATCATCTCTCTAACTACTGTACATAAATCGCCTTCAGATATAGTATTTGGTAAAGGTTTATACAATTTATAAACAATAGAATATGGCCAAGTCGAGTATGTATCATCATCTTTTTCAAAATTAACAGTTAAAAGTTGTCTATTTTGACCAAAATTTAAATATGTATTTAAATTTCTTGGATTACCAACTGTAAAGTTTATTTGCCAATCTGAATATGGATAATTTTCAGTAGTTGAACCTAATTCTCCATCTATATGACCAACATTTTCAGCCTGTTCATTCCAAGTTTTATCAACTTTAATTGTATCAACATCAATAACTTCAGTAATTTTAGCTGTATATGGTTTATATACTGGAGTCGAAGTTGTAGTAGAAGAAAAAATAAAAGATATGTTTAAATCATCTACCCATAATATTCCTTCTGGACCACTTCCTCCTGGCTTGTGACCATAAACATATAATATGGAATCTGCTTGTAAATCCCATTGTGAATTAATAATAAATTTAAAAGTTTGCTTTTCCCAAACTCCTGGTTCAAGAACAGTTTTAGTTGTTATGTTACCATCAAATGTCCGAAATGGTTCAGTTGGACCGGTAGCTTCCCAACTTTCTTGATGGACATTCCATATCCAACCCCCACCTTCACTTAATTCTCCATGTTTACCGTGAATAACTTCATGCCATCCTGAATCTCCACCTTCGTCGCCTCCTTCGTCGCCTTCTCCTGGAAAGTCACTATCTTCTCCAAATGGATCTTCCTCTGCACCATTATCCTCTGGATCAACTATATCTTCCTCTTCACCATTATCCTCTGGATCAAATGGACCCATTCGTGGTATTACAGTGTTTTGATTTCCACCCCAATAAATTTTATATTTGTCGTAATAATTCATAAATTACATCTCAGAATTAGATGGTTCTGGTATATATCCAAGTGGAGGACTGGACGGCATAGTTTCATAATCGGGGAACCCTTTCCAATGATAAATGCCAACTTGTGCACCCTTACCAGCTACATTTGTTTTTTGCCACCATTCAATTTTAATCTCATCACCTTCCGATAACCCTGCTGCTGCTAACGAACCTATATTTTGTGAAATTCCTGACCATCTATGTTTTGCACCAATATAATCATTCATATCTATAAACTTCATACAATTAGTACTATCCCGTCCTTCATTCGCTACCCATTTAGCATGATAACCTTGTTCTGCACTATCGACACCACTATTTAGGCCTGTTGACCAGTTCTGTACTTTAATTGCATCCTGGTGTAATTCTGGCTCCCAAATAAAATTACTAAAATCTTGTTCTTCTGCTCCATCTGAATCAGTTTTGAGAATATCTCCACCTGGATTTTTAAGAGGATTAGCTCCTCCAGTAACTTCATCTGTTGTTGTTTCATAATCAACAATAAAAGCGTTTTCTATTTTTATATCTGCCCCAAGCATTTGAATTGAAAATCCCTCATCATGCCTTGGATGTTTAAATAAATTTAAAATCTTACTATCCCCAATTCCCTGTCCATCTGTTCCTTGAAATGAAATATCTCCATACTTACCAGTTTTAACAGAAATATATTTTTTTGTAATAGTATACAGATTTTCAAATTCAGAATTGTATTTATCATATTTAATATCAAAAGGAGCAAGTCGAATTTCTTTACGGGTAGCGGAAATTTTATGTACATAAAGTTTATAATTTTCTTCTACTAATTCTTCTGGATTTACATCTCCTATTTCTCCAGCCCAAATTTTTCCATCTGACATAAACCATTCTGATGGCTCTTGGCCAGTAATCTCAATAGGAGCAGTATATAATTCTCTTTCATGTCCAAATGATGTTCTTAATAAAACTTTAGCATCAGATCCTGCTAATTCTCTAAAAAAATTATAATCAACATTATATGGTTGATTTATTGCCCCAGAACTTCTTATTTCATTTCCTGGTTTTAATCGTATTTCATCATTATCTTTAAAATCTACTATTGTTCCTGATGTTCGATATTCATTATTAAAATCATAAAGATTAAAATGTACAAAATCTCTAATAGAATATCCAAATGGAGGAGCCTCCCTTCCACCAGATCCACCAATGATAGTAGATCCACCAATGTATAGTAAATTCTCATCTTTGTCATCAAATTTATTAAATTCTCCTGGCATATTTATTCTCTATATTAATTCCTTAATTTCTCTATCTAATACATTATCAATTGCAATTGAAATTTTTAATTTTGGACTTAATCTTGAAACGTATACATATTGATGGGGTGCATCTATCCCTTTTCCTAGATTATTTATATCCTCAAAAGACTGAAAAATACCCCCATCATCTCTTAATGTTACTGTATCTGAACCAGAAACTGCAGAGTTCTTTCGTAGCAAGTTTAATTTTTCTTGATATTCGATTTCATCGGCTTCATTCATTTTTTGCCAATATTCATTATTTTTTAACTCTTCAAATGAGTACGGCATTAATTATCTCACCACTTTAAAGGAATGATCCTCATCAAAGTATTGAACAGATTCATCAACAGTTCCACTTCCACTTACAACTTTATATTCAATTTTATAAAATCGTTCTGATTGTAATCCATTCATCCAAAGATTAAAATAATTCCCAGTTGAATCACAACTTACTACTGAACCACTTCCAAATGGTACAATAACATCTTCTGTATAAGCATCTTTAATTTGATAATAAGTACTTCCACTTGGTAAAGTTTTTGCTGTTATATATCCTGTATCATATCCACTCGTTACATATGTCTTTTCAGGATATCTTTCTCTACCAACAACTCTAAATTTTGTCTTTGAAGTTTCTTTGTATTTAGGTCTTAATCCTCTCATATAAAGAACCATATCTTCTATAGCAGTATTAGAAAGTGGAGATAAAGAACCAGTTGTCCATTTAGAATCATCCCAAACAACTTCTAATTTTGGTTGATAAACTGTATGTGTTTCTCTTGAAAAGAATTTAAAATTACCATAATTTGTACCATTTTTTTCTTCTGTATTACTGTCTTCATTTCCATAACTTCCACTTCTTTTTAACATAAATCCTTCGTTTGGAACTGTATTATTTAACCATCTATTTACAATATCACTTACATCCATTCTCAAATCTGCTGCTTCATGTGTAAATGATTGAGATGCTTCATATCCACTTCCACTATACCAAGTCCCCCCTATATCATCTGAACCACTTACCCACTGGGTTTTTGCAACATTATTATCTCTGTATTTCCAACCAACACCATCTGAAGTAGTTGGGTAATCACTAAAATGCCCAGATCCCATCTCCCAACTTTGACTAATTGGATAGCCATACAAAGTTTGAGATATATTTAATTCTTCTGAACCTGCATCATATAAATTAAGATAATATGTTGGATTTGAAATTAGACCACTTGATACTGATTTAGAAATATACGCTAAATCGAATTTAAGAAGAGCTCTTGATGCATAGATTACTGTAGCAGCTTCATTCATGTCTTTTCTAATTTCAAGAATTTCATCAAGTCCGGTATTCATACTATGACTTGCTTCATATAATGTAGAATCTTTTGTTACGTATTCAAAATAATGCATTATAAGTCTCCCACTACTCTACCCTCAATGTCTACATTGGGATATTTTAATTCAAAAATACTTGGATCCATAGAAGGATATATTATTCCATTTTTGGTAGCACTATCTATGTCATATACATTTCCTGAATATCCAGAAGTTTTTTCCCATTTATTTGTAATTAATATTGATAAACCAGCCGGATTATTTTCAACAGGAGGAACTACTGATGCTATTCCTTCTACCAATGAAATTTGATATGCTAAATTTGATATTACAATGGGCTGATTTATTTGCCACTTATCAATATTAAAAAATGTTTGTATTTTATCAATACATTTTAATATAATTTCATTTTTATTATATCCTCGTTGAGTTACAATAGAAAATTGTAATCCTATATTAATAATATATGCATCTTTTATATTAACCGAATCAGTCATTATTCTATATTGACCAAGATATGTTTTTAAATTTTCTTTTACAGCTACATTTAATCGTGTAAGTTTTTTATTAGCATTATATCCAAGTGTATACATATTTAAAGCTAATGGATTTGGAATTCTGGTACTTCCTTCTGGGGCTAATTGATCGTCCTGAACTATATAAACTTTAGCTATATTACCATACTTTGGTGGTAATGAATAAACTCTAATAATATAATCAGCTTTTGTTACCGCCCTATTTTGAGCTTGAAAATAAGCAAGAGCATTAGTTTTAACTTCTATTACACTTTCTCCACTCATTCCTCCAATAGCAGGTTCTGGATTAGTACAAGCCACAGAACTTTGAGCGTCCGATATCTGTGAGGTAGAAAGTCCAGTAATATCTGATGTCCGAAATGATATATTAGAAATATTTACTATAGATCCTTGAGCAACATTAGAAATAATTCCTCCACCATATGAATATTTAATTGTTAATGTAGTATTTGATGGTACTTGACCATATGTTCGAGTAGCTAAAAAATTTGCTGGATCAAATGGTGTATCTAAATAACTTGGACTTCCAGGCAAGGATGAACCTACATTATCTGGATTTGGAACAATTTCTTCATCAGGATTATCTGATATTCCTGCTCCAAATCTCAATTCTATTCTACCATCTGTACGTATAAAAGTAGTAAACCTTCTTGGTGTTTTTAAAAGTTTCAATAAATAAGGAGAATCTTGGCTATATTGTGCTAATTCTGGATCATTTGCAGCAGTATTCTCCGTCTCTTCCAATATTGTATCTTGTGCAAGAAATGGAACTTGATACCACTTATTTCCATCGCTATCTATTACGGAAAGAATTTCTGTTATATTAGCTTGACTTAAAATAATTTTGTTATATTTTATTGCAACTCCAAAACTATGAAATTCTTCTTTTACATTTCCAGATATAGCTTTTACAGTCTTTTTTAAAAGATATGTTGCAGGTAAATTATCTTCTCCTATTTCATAAACAGAAATTTCCATAGATTCATTTGAACCAGAAAATCTAAAATTTACATCTTCCTGTGTTCTAAAAATTATTCCACTTGTTGATGTTATTCTCATCCCACCATTAATAACGGGACCATATCTTAAGTCCGCTCTATTATCATCTACTCCCCCAATAGAAGGAACTACACTAAATACATCAACCATAACTGTAGCAGGAGATGTCAACATTGGTTTATAGCCAAAAGACTGAGCCATATTATAAACTGTTTTCTTTTCTTCTGCAAAAGCTAATAAACTCTCTTTAAATTGTTCATCTATATAATATGATAAAACATCACCCACATATGATGTCATTTCAAGAAACATCATAGCGGGAGATCCAACACTGAAATCATTAAATGTATTTGGATAATATACTTTAGCAAATTCTATTAATGAATTTCTAAACGAAACAAAATCTTTGTTTAAATACTTTACTTCTTTTTGAATATTTTTATCAGGCATTTAATTTCTCCTATTAGTATTAATACCCTGAGGCAAAACTCTCATCTTCTAAATCTAATACAATTGAATCAATTTGAGTATCATCACCAGTTATAGAATATTTAATTTCTACACTAACTGCATGGTAATCTCTATTATCCATTTTTACATTTATATCCTTTAAATTAATATATGGTGTCCACCTATTAACAGCTTCTGATATAGTTTCCTCTATTTTATTTGATAAATCCTCAGTCATAGGTTCGAAAAGTAAATGATGTAGGTGTGAACCAAAATCTATATTAATACCAACCCTTTCTCCTGGAATTGTTAAAAGTAAATTCTTTAAATTAGAATTAGCTTGTTCCCTAAAAGTTTGAGTTTGAGGAAAAAATCCACTATCACTTCTACCAAGAGGAAAACTTAATCCAATCCAAGTATCAGGATTTAAATCATCTTCTAAATTTGGCATTTATTTTAATCTCCAATATTCTTTTTATCAATTACCTTCATTAACTTACTATAATCTCTTGTTAATGCATTTTGTACATGGTCAGGAACTTGATCAACATTTACTCTTGCATTCTTAATAGTTTGAACTGCTCCTATATCTCGTTTCTTCTGTTTTACCGCTTCAGAAGTTGCTACTCCTGGAGGTGAACCTACCAAAACATCATTTATCTTACTCGAATCAAATACCTCACCACTTAGGGTAGGATACTCTTCAAATCCAGTTTGTGGTACTCCATCTCCTTGTGGAATTCCACCAACAGTTTCATTTAAAACCCTATTTAAAGATTTATTTGATGTATACTGTATCTCTCTTTTTGGTTCAGTTTTATATATTTTTTTTTCTGTCTGTTTATATTCTGATGTAACTGGGGCTGAAACTAATTCGGAAAGTAGAGATGATTTGTCTTCATTAATAAATATCTCATTCATTTGTTTTTTAACTTCCTTACGAACTACTGCTTCAATTATTTTTATAAATTCTTGTTTCTTCATTTTATAGTCTCCTACCTTATTTTTTTTTGTTTTGCTTTTTCTCGTGCTTCAGGAATTTTTTTTGTAATAATTTCCATAGTATCCTCTAAATCTCCCTTTAAACTAGCTGCTATTCCTTTTACCGTTTCTGGTAATTTTTTTAATTCATCAACTAATTTTTGAGCTTCTTCTCTTAATAAATTTGCAATAATAGCAGGTGCTGTCACAACTGGACCTGTGGCACCAACGGCCGGAATTAAAGATATACCTTTTTGAGCAGTTACTATTCCGTCTGCAGCAGCATTTGCTGAATCCACTGAACTTTTAAGTGTATCTAATGTTTGTTGAGCAGTTTCTACTTTAGATATCGCATCCTCCAATGGTCCTAATTCTCCACTTACATCTTCTCCCTTCATAGTTTTTTTTAACAAATCATCAGCCATACTTTTTAATTCACTACCTACTGACGCAGCCGTCATTATACTATCTTTTAATTTATCTGCTACACCCATATCTCTTTACTCCTTCATTTGTACAAATGCTATTGTATTAATAGATTCTTCTAAATCTTTTTTTACCTGAGGAAGGGCTAGACCTATATCTGGTGGAAATGGTGATTGGGGTGGTTTAGTTGTCATTTTTTTAACAAGATCTACTAAACTACTTAAAGCTGCTACCAATAATTCACCATTTGGTATATTACCTTGTGAGCCATCTGCTCCTAAAAGTATTTCTGGTGCTTCAAAAGTTATTCGTGTCTTAGCACTACCATATATTTCATCCACTTTAGCATTAAAAATAATTCTATCAGAATTTAGTACTATATTCTTTCCCTCTAATGGTGGAGGACCAACACCATCTTCATGTGCCCACTGTAAATCCACTTTTTGATCTGTGGTCATCCAAATAGAAGAACCATCTGCATTTATATCTTCATTAACTAAACCCACATCAGGACTTTCTCCATCCATAAGTTGGCCAGCTCTTATTAATATATTAGGAGACTCTTTTTGACCATCTCCTTCTTCTGTTTGGTTACTTCCAAATCTAATAGATTGACCAAATCTTCCCTGAAATATAATATCACCTTCTAATGGTTGTAATTTAAGAATTGGTTTTTCAGATGTTTCAAATATCTTTCCTAAAATTTGTTTATCATCAGCTGTATCTCCCTCTGAATATGATGGGGTGCCAGTTGATGATACATCAGAAACATCACTTTCTTCAAGAAAACTTAGAGCTCCCCGAGATCCTATCCAACTAATACCCCCTACAGAATTTTCATTTATTTTTCCTCCTAATCCCATTGTTTGTATATAAAAATCTCTACCTAACGATGGGATTTTAACAGTCAACACACACTCTCCAATAACAGGATAATTATTAATAGTAGAATTTAATGGAAGCATCCATTTTAATTCTTCCGGTCCCTTTTCTGCATCACTATTTAATTTGCGTGCTTTAACAGCTCCCAAAAAATTATAATTTTTTCCACCACCAATATCTGGTATATCATCTTCTAATAATGCTACTTTCACAACTTCAGCTGGTTCTAATTCATAAAACTCTGATATATTTGCTAATTTTTTAATAGTTCTATAAGCAATCTTAGTAATCCAATCTTGACCTGTAGCACCAAAATCTGTAATTTTACCTCGTATCCAATGAGCCATAACTAATTAATTTCCTGTATATCTTTTGTAATTTCATCAGAACGATGTTGTAATTCCTTAACTGTATCATCTACACTTCTTAACAACTGTTCCTTTTCTTTCTCTGATAAACCAAACTCTGCTTCTGAACCACCTTTGTTTTCGGCAGCAATTAATCGTTGAACAACAGTTGCCAGTTTGACAAGTTGTTCATCATTCTTCACATTTATTTCCAAATATTCTTTTATCATAGGAATTAACTGAATAGCCATATCCCCATCTTTGATAAATCCAGCAACTTCTTTTACTAATACTTCAAGTTGTTTTTTGTTATGGACAGAATTGTCGTAAATGTCTTTGAAT